GATACTTTATTAGAAATTTTACCTTTTAGATCTCCAAGTTTACGAAGTTTCTTTGATGCTCCAGAAAAATTTTCTACTTTCTTTTGAAGATCATCCAGTTCTCTATTCTTTTCTTCATTAGACCCCATCCAACTATTTTCTTCTACAAGAAGTTGGCCAATCTTTCCTTCTTTATCTGAGATATTCTTCTTGGCACGATTCTCTAACTCATCAATAAAGTTCTCCTGCATCTTGACTTTTTCTTGAAGAGATTCTTTCTTCAGATCATACATTTTAATACTATCTTTAAGATCTCGAATCTTATCCTTTAGCACGGTATTCATAGAAGAGAAGATACGGATATCAAGAAGATCTTCAATCACTTCTCTACGGTCTTTTGCAGACAACTGCATGAAGGGAACAAAGGTGCTACTACCCAGAATAACGATCTGAGTAAAAGCTTTATAGTTCATCTTAATTACATTTTGCTCCAACCATTTCTGTTGATCAGCCATTGCTGCAGACTGATCTAACTTATTACCATCTCTCCAGATCTCGAAAATATTTGGTTTCATCCCACGAATAATCTTCCAATTTGTCGGGCCAATAGAGAACTCAACCTCTACAACACAGTCCTTTTCATTAACTGAATTAAGAAGTTGTGGTTTATTAATCTTACGGAATGGTTTACCAAACAAAGAAAATGTAAGAGCATCAAGAATCGTTGACTTTCCAGCTCCGTTCTGTCCGATGATCAAGTTTGTTTGATATTCTGTGAATTTTATTTCAGTAAAATGATTGCCAGTAGATAGAAAATTCTTCCAACGAATCGTCTCAAAGATCAACATGATTAAAAATAATTTGGAGGTGTTACTATGTCGTTTTTTGTGATTATGGAGTAATTTGTTTCATTGAACTCGCAAACTTTGATTATCATTTCATCGTCAACTTCAACAACATCAACAGAAACATCGTCTTCCTCCGTGGCTTCTAATTGTATCGCAAATCTAGTAGCATCATCTTTTTCTTCAAAAAGATATAACATTTCTTCACCATCATCATCTACCACTGTAAATGCACCCTCTTCCCCATCAGGACTTAAAGTCAATATATACATCTTAAATCATCTCACATGCTTCTTGATAGGTCTCTCTCATGATATTTTTTACGATAGATTTATCCAAAGTAAATTCTGACTCTTCGATAAATCTATTAAGGATAGAGAGAGTATCCTCCGATTCAGATACTTCAAATTCTTCTGGAGCCTCTATAGCAAAGTTCTCTACAACCTTTAGATCAGCAACTCCAGAAGAATGAAGTTTGTCGATAAACTTCTCAAACTTTTTATTATTTGTGTTCTTACGAACAATAACTTTTACGAGTTTATTTTCATACTCACGAACATCAAATGTCTGATGATTAGTGTCTTCGTAGAAAATTGTATAGAAAAGCCTATATGGATTATTAATGGGGTAGTGCTCTAGAGTTTCAGTATCAAAGCAGGTAAATCCTCTGTCATCATTTACATCACTCCAGAACATCTCATAAGGATTTCCTAGATAGAAGACTCGTCCATCATCCGATCGAGTGTGATAGTGACCGCTGAAGACTTTGGAGAACTTTGAATATAATTTGCTCTCATCACCATGCTCCATGACGAGCGATCTATTAACTCTAAATCCTTGGAGCTCAAGATGCCCCATCGCGACACCGCAAATAGTCTTTTTGATACTTGCGATAGTGCTGCTACGATTTTCTTCATTAATCCATGGAATAAACAATGTATTTAGTTTACCTAGTTTAACTTCAATTGGTTGAGAATATACAACTACATTATCGTACTCACGAAGAAGAAGATCTACAGCATTTACTTCATTTGTATTTTTGTAGTAAGCTGTATGATTACCGACAATTGTATGAACAGTGACTCCCATATCTCTGAGTCTGTCATAGTAATTGTTTTTTGCCCATGATAGTGCAGAAAAATCAATACCTTTACGACTATCAAAGGTATCTCCCATATCCACAATGGTAGTAATGCCTTCTTTTTCTAGATATGGAAAGAAAATATCATTATAAAATTTTAGAAAGTAATCATGAAACAACTTAGAGTTTTTTCTTGCTCCGAAGTGTTGGTCCGTGATGATTGCAATTCTCATTAATAACGGAGCTTGGAATGGACATAATCTTTGATTTGATTATAGTCCGAATAGTTGCTGCCGTCAAGGGTGTTGTTGTCATCAAACACCTCACTGAACCCAGACTTCTCAATAATTTTATTTTTGATTTCCAACTGTCTCTTCTCTTTCTGAATCCTTCTCAAGAAAGCATAGTGAATAATCTGAGTAAAATATGCGAAAGGATTTTTAGACTTCTCTGGATCAAAGTTATGAATATACTGTACACAATTCTCAATGCCATCAGATATCATATCATCTTTGAACATGTAATTAACAAAGTTTGGTTTAAATGATAGATGCTTAGCAATCTTCAGGAAACAATCTCCAAGGTATCTAGTAATAGGTGGCTTAGTATCCCATCGTGTTGCTCTATCTTGTTTCGTAGGTTCTCTACCATACTTCTTTTCAAAAGATCTAGCAACTTCTGCACGATAATTAATCAGAGCCTCAAGAAACTCTTTATTGTTAACATAATGTTCAGATTCCTTTCTTCTACGTGGCATGGTATTAGTAATCATAAAAATATCTCATAATATGTATGAATTATAGCATTCAAACATATACTTGACAAGGTATGATTATCTCTGTAGAATATCTTTGTTAGGTTTGATGAGAATCATAGCTCTGAGCTTTTTTGTTTAAAGATCTTCTCTAGTAGCTCTCTAGCATCATCTACGTTAGAGATGTATCCAGGATTTCTTTCTGTTCCGAAAGCATCTCTTTGATCTTTCATTCTTGAGAATCTATTTACAAATGATTGATGCATCATTATCATCTTCAAATCTTTTGATTCACTCATTGTTAATACATCTTCCATTCGAATAACAAACATATCATCATCTGCTGTCTTTATCCAAGATTCTAATTTATATCCACCTACTTTACCAGACTTGTGTTTAATCTCAGCTATTTTTACAGGAGAATGAATTAACAAAGAATTTTCTTCTTCATCAGTGACTGCTATTCTTGTGAAGATCTCTTCACCAGTTTTTAATTTTATTGTTGCGTAGAAGTCATTTTCCATTAGTTCTCCTTTAATTTAATTGTAATTATTTCATAATTAAATTTTTCTTCGTTATAGATTTTAATTCTTTCTATGAAATGATTGAGTGTGTAATTTCTTCTTGACTTTGTTGAACAATCATCAGAGATATCATATAAAGTAGCTTTGACTTTATTTTTTCCTTTTCTAAGGACTCTACCAATACTCTGAAGATTACGAATTCTTGATTTGCTGGGTGAAGCAAAGATTACATTATGAAGATTTTTAATATTAATACCAGTTGAGAAAGTTCCGTAAGAAGCGACAATAATAGCGTCATTCTCTCTTTCTGTAATTTCTCTGACCAATTCTCTTTCTTGAGTATCTACACCACCATGTATAAAAAATACCTTTTGGTTCTCACCCTTGTTGTTATTTATCTTTTCATAGAGTACTGCACCATGACTCTCGACTCTCTGGAAAAGAACAAGTGTATTCCCTTTAAGATCAAGTGTTAAATTTTTTATGAAGTTATTCCTTTGCTCATGATTAATAAGATATTGAATCTCATCCTCATAGACATTGAATGTTTGTGGTGGATGCTTTAATACAAGACATTGTATATCTAATTGAGACAGATGGCCTTGTCTCATTAATTCTTCTGTCTTGGTAACTTTGTATGATGGACCAAACAGTCCCTCTAAGACCCACTTATGCGTCTGTGTGCCGTCTAAAGTACCAGTGAACCCAAATCTATACTTAGCATGGTGTAACTTGGTCATAATCTGTATAAGAGATCTACTCTTAAATAGGTGAGCCTCATCTCCTATAACTACATTGTAGTCTTCAAAAAATGATCTCTCCAATTTATATACAGATTGCCAAGTTGTAATTGTTACCGGAGCATCATTACTCTTCTCCCTACCAGAATAGATACGGTGACAATATGAATCAGCATTCCAACCATAATCTTGAAAGTCCTTATACATCTGCTCTACTAGACTTGTCGTCGGAACAACTAGTAGGATTTTTTGACCTTGGTCTACGTAATATCTTACAAGAGAATAAATCATCAAAGATTTGCCAGAAGCAGTGGGACTTATCAATAGCTTTCTATTGTGCTTTAACGCACCATATACTCCTTCAATCTGATACTTCCTCGGAGAGTGAGAACAGATAGAACTCATATAATCTTTGACACCTTCGAATGATATACGATCATTCTCCTCATAAGGCGTTCCGTAAAATTTATTATCTTCGAATTTATAAGTATATCCGTATTGATTGCAGAAATTGACAATCTTATCCAATAGACCAACATAGATCTGCTTGGATCTCATATCAAATAAGTGTATTTCTCCATTCCAATTCCTACCACGATACTGTGGCATAAACTTTGCATTTGGAACTTCAAATTTGAAATGATCTCTTAACTCATATTCAATATGAGGTTCTGTATTAATTTTTAAAAATACTTCGTTAGATTTGGATATAACAAGATTTGCTGTTGTATCAATCACGATGGCTAACGCATCTGACTGTATTTATTAGATGTCGTCAGGTCTATCTATATCTGTACGATTGAATTGATGATCCAATAAAATTCTAAAAAAATTATCTTTCATGTCTATAAGAGCTTGCTGTTCTTCTGGATCTCCGCCAGGCCATTTATCAATAGCAATTGATAATGCTTTGTGTATGATTCTTACTCCTTGTATTGGAGTTTCTATAGTATAGAAATCTTCTTCTTTGAAATCTTCATTCATCATCCTAACCCCGAATTAAATCTCATAAATTCTATAGAGTTTTTGATTTGATAAGTTCGATTAGAAATCTGTTTCAAAATACTCTCCACATATACTAGCATAGTATCATAATAATCTATCTTTAAACATACTCCGGATAGTTTTTCGTCAGCATCTAAGTATTTTTGCATGGTATCCTTATCTCTAATT